TGCAGCGCGCCGGGTTCTTCGGCACGCAGAAGTTCTTCGCTGGCGAGAGCGCTGACGAGCTCAAGCACTACCAGCTCATCGCCGACTACATGAACGACCGAGGCGCGATGGCCAAGGTGCCGGCGCTCGAGGCCTGCACCGACGTGGCCACCGACATCGTCGACGCCATCGAGATGGGCTACGAGACCGAGCTGCAGCTCATGCGCGACTACGAGAAGTGGTATCGCGAGTGCAAGTGCGTCACGACCCAGCAGTTCATGCTGCAGTTCCTCGAGACCCAGCGCAAGAGCGTGGGTGAGTACGGCGACCTGATGTCACGCCTGGGCCTGGTAAGCGGCGACAAGGCGGGCATGCTGATGATGGACCAGGAGCTTGGCAATGGCTGAGAACTGCAACTACACGTTCAAGACGGCGGGGGGCGAGGTCACCATCAAGGGGATGGCCGAGATGAAGGCCTTCCTCGCATTGAACGGTGTGGGTGCGATTGATGGTGCCAAGGCGCCGATGTTCAGCCAGCGTGCTTTCCACGGCACACCGCACCGCGGCATCAACAAGTTCAGCACCGACAAGATCGGCACCGGCGAGGGAGCCCAGGCCTACGGCTGGGGGCTGTACTTCGCCGACAAGCGAGAGATCGCGGAGCACTACCGCAAGGTTCTGCAGGGCGGCCCGCTTGGGTTGAAAGTGCAAGAGGCTGCCACCCGGGCGCTGGGCGTTGAGTACGACGAGGCCGCATCTTCGTCGCAGTTCATTGATGGGGTGCGCAATGTCGCCGGCAACGGCGAGGATGCGGTGCGCGAAGCCATCATCAAGACCGCAGACAGGATGTCGCGATCGCAGTGGCCCGGCGACAAGCGTTTGGCTGAGCGTGTGCGGGCGCTTGCGGACAACACCGCTGTCGTGAAGGCCGTCAACAAAGAAGCCGCTGGCCAACTCTACGAGGTTGAAATCCCTGAGGACAGCGAGATGCTGCTGTGGGACAAGCCGCTGAGTGAGCAGCCGGGGGCGGTGCGGGCGGCCGTTGACAAGCTATTTGAAAACGGGGCACTGGACGACGGCTCCAAAAAGCTCATTGAGTCGCAAGGCATGCGCCAAGATTTGAAGGGCAAGACCCTTTACGAACTGCTCGCGACATCAGACAACTTGGCCATCGACGGCACGGGCCGCGCCGCCAGCCTGGCGCTGGCCGAAGCGGGCATCAAGGGTATCAAGTATCTTGACGGCACCAGTCGCGGCGCAGGCGGTGGCAGCTACAACTATGTGGTGTTCAGCGGCGACGACGTGGCAATTCAGCAAGCCTTTTACAGCAAGCGCGCCAAGCAGTCCTGGTTCCTCGGCCGCGACGACCTGGGCAACTTCACCTTCGGCGCAGGCGCGAAGGCCTACCGCTACGCGGCCGACGTGGCCAACCTGGTGTTGGACAAGATGGCTCTCAAGCCCATCAGCACCGACCTGTCGCGGGCCATGCGGAAGATGAAGATGGAGATCTCCAAGGCCCAGGAGCTGACGGTGGACGTGGCCACCAAACTGCAGGAGCTGCCGCAGCAAGAGCGCGAGATGATCAGCGACGTCATCGAGGGCGAGCTCAAGCGTGGCGCCAAGCCGCCCAAGCGCGTGCTCGAGCTGGCGGCCAGCATGCAGGCCATCATGTCCGAGCAGACCGCCGAGCTGGTGCGCCTGGGCATGCTGACGAAGGACGCGGCCGGCCGGTGGGACGGCAAGTACCTGCCGCGCTTCTACGAGTCCAAGCTCAGGGGCGAGGCCAACGCATGGGCCAAGGCGGCCATGGCGTTGCTTGGTCGCAAGAAGACGATGCAGGGCATCGGCGGCTCCAGCCTGAAGGGCCGGGGTCTGTTTCAGACCATACCCGTTGAAGACCTCGAGGCCTGGCTTGCCGAAGGATGGGAGGAACGCGACCCCGACTTTGACCCCGACACCGACACTGAGATCACGGTCTGGCGCGACTACACCCGCCAGGAGCGCGACGACATGGGCGAGATTCGGGACTCCATGTTCCGGTTCGTCATGGGCTACAGCAAGAGCCAGCGTGACATCTCGCTGGGCCGGCTGTACGAGAACATCGCCAGCACCGTAGCCAGCAAGAAGGAGAAGCCTGGTTTCGTGCAGGTGCCGCGCACCAACATCGAGGACACCTATGCCAAGCGGTACGGCAAGCTGGCCGGCATGTGGGTTCCCCAAGAGGTGCTGGACCACCTGACCGCCTTCGATGACTCGATGCAGAGCGAGGTGCTGAAGATGTACCTCAAGGGCATGAGCATGTGGAAGGAGGGCAAGACCGTGCTGAACCCGGTCAGCCACGCCAACAACATCATGTCCAACGTGACCATGGCGCACTTCGCTGGCGTGTCCTACTGGGACGCTCACAAGTATGTGGCCACCACGCGCGACATCATGAAGAACGCGCCGATGCTGCAGGAGGCGAAGGACGCCGGCCTGTGGCTGGGCACCATGACCCAGGCCGAGATGACCGACCTTCTGCCTGACCAGCTCAAGGTGCTGGCCGCCAAGACAGAGAGCAAGTCGGGCCAGGCGGTGGAAGGCGTGTGGAATGCGCTGTCGTTCTGGCTGCGCAAGCCTATGGGCAAGGCCTACGAGGCCGAGGACCTGTTCTTCCGCTACCTGATCTACCGCGATGCGCGCACGAAGGGGCTGACCCCAGATGAGTCCGTCGACTACGCCCAGAAGTTCATCTTCACCTACGACGACCTGCCGAAGAACGCCAGGCGCATCCGCGACTTCGCCCTGCCGTTCTTCGCCTACACCTACAAGGCGATCCCGGCGATGGCCGAGACGGCGCTGACACACCCCTGGCGGTATGCCGCCCCGGCAGCAGCCCTGTACACGATCAACGCGGCCATGTACGCGATCGCTGCGGGGGCGGGTGAGGACGAGGAGTGGTGGGAGCTGATCAAGCGGCGCTTCACTGACGAGGACTTCGCGGCCCAGGCCAAGGCCCTGGAGGCCGACGAGCGCAAGAACCTGCCTGAGTGGATGAGGGGCGCCAGCCTGACGCTGGGGACCTACAAGTCCATCCGCCTCGGGATGGACGAGGCGACGGGCCTGCCCGTGTTCCTGGACGTCAGCCGGATCTTCCCTGGCGGCGACCTGTTCGACGCGGTCAACAACGCTGGCGGCGTGCCGCTGATCGCACCGCTCACTCCGAACAACCCGATCCTGACCACCGCCTACGCGATGCTGGCCAACAAGGATACGTTCCGTGGCAAGGATATCGTGACCGCGGCCGACACCGAAGCAGAGGCTGCAAAGAAGCGCGCCGAATGGGCGTGGAAGCAGTTCACCCCAGCGGTCGCGGTAGGCAACAACCACTTTGAGCGGGCGATGAACGTGATCGCCAATCAGATGGGCAAGCCGCTGGACCTTGGCATCGCCGAGTACACCGGCGTGGACAAGCAGGGTCAGCCGGTGTCGCTTGCCTACTCTGCCATGCAGACCGTCGGCATCAAGGCCAGGCCCATCGACCTAGAGCTGTCAGAGAAGATCCGGCAGTCGCAGGAGAACAAGCTCATCCGAGACATCGAGGCCAGCATGCGCAGCATTCGCCGCCTGGAGCAGAAGGGTGCGATCAGCTCCGAGAATGCTGAGCGCCAGATCGAGCTGCAGCAGGAAAAGAAAGACCGGCTCAGGGCCGGTCTCACGGTGGAAGGCAAGGAGCGGGACTGACCTACTCGCCCCGCTCGTCGTAGGTCACCGTCGAGGTGTCGCCCAGGCGCCACTTCGCGGTGTTCTCCACGCGGTAGGTTTGAGTGCAGACCTTGAAGTCGGGCATGCGCAGCTCGCTGTGGGTGATCGCCGGGTCGAAGAACCTGCAGCGGTTGTTCGGCTGCAGTGCGAACTGGCCGTTGTCCAGGCGCAGAAGGTTGAACGACTTGTGCTCCTCCGGCGTCTCGGCAAAGCCGAAGTCGGGGATCCGCGGGTCGGGGTTGCACGAGTCGATCGTCAGCATGAACTCGCCCTGGTGAAGCTGCTTGTCCTTGCCGAAGAACTCAGCGCGCAGTCCCTTGAGGAAAGGCTTGTCGATCACCTCGATGTGGTAGCTCATGCAGTCCCATATCTGGAGCACGTCCAGCGGTAGCTGGTCATCCTCCTCCAAGACGTCGTGCCACACGAACGCGCTCAGCGGGAGCTTGTCGTACAGCGCGCCGAACTCCGGCAGGTAGGTCTCGAAGCGGAAGGCCTGGCCGCGGATGGACTTTGCGCTGACCCAGATCCCTTCGATGAGCTGGCCGACCCGGGATGGGTCGTGGTCGTAGAGGTACTCGGCGCGCACGAAGACCTTCTCGGGCGGCAGTGGACAGACAAAGCTCATGCTGCCTCCTTGACGAAGACGCCAGATGGCAGCAGTGTGCCCTTGCGGTTCTTGATTTCGTCGTATGCGCCGGCCAGACAGTCGACCATGTCGATGTCTAGCAGGGCGCACATGTTGATCAGGCACACCAGGGTGTCGCCGACGGCGTCCTTGGTGGCGGCCAGATCCTTCTTGTTGATGGCGTCGGCCAGCTCGCCCATCTCCGACACAGCCTTCAGGAACTGAGCCTGCGCCGTGCTGTTCGGGATGATGCGCCTGGCCTCAGCCCAGCGGATGACATCCATCTCGACTTCGCGGTAGTTGGGGCGGTTCATGATTCCCTCGCTTCCAGCATTGCGTCAGCAAGCTGGTAGGCTTTTGATGCAACCGACGACAGGCCAAACAGGATTCCCCAATCTTCCTCCATCGGCTCGTTCTCCCCACGTTCCGTAAGCATGCGGTACTCTGCAAGCGCCATCGGCATAGCCTTAGCCGCGAAGTAGTCTCGCAGGGTCATGCCTGTGTAGACGTTGCGTTGCCTTCCGTCGTCAAAGACAAACGGAAACGCCGGCCCGCCGAATGGCAAATTCGATTCATGTCGCCTCATACCTCACCCCCTTCGCTGTCGGCCGCGGACTTGGCGCGCAGCCACTGCGGCAAGATCGGATAGACCTTGCCGTCGTGGTCAATCAGCGCCGGCTCGGTGACGTTGTCGTTCCGGGTGACGTGGCAGCCGTGGATCTCGCCAGGCTCGAACCCGGGCGCGACGCCCAGCTCATTGCGGACCTCCTCCATCCACCAGCCGGGCGCGGCGATGACGGGCAGCGGCGTCTCGCTCCATCTCTCCGGTGGAATCTTCTCCTTCAGCGCCTGCAGTGCGTGCTGCACGTTGGCGATGGCGTAGGTTGCGCTCATCAGCGGCCTTCCTTTCTGCTTCTAACTTTCAGGGGTTGCGCCCAGCATTGGTGCTGCCTGCCGGGCGATAGGCATTGTGATATGTTAGAACGAGCCGACCAGAAGAACCGTCCGGAAACCCGCATGGATACTGGCTCTCGGGCCTCCTGTGGCACCGGCCTGCAAAGCCGTGGACGCCGGTTCGATTCCGACTCCCGCCTCCAATAAAATCAAGCACTTACGAACTCCATCATTGTGATGAGTTAGAAGTACTTCTAACCAATTTCGCAGCACCAGAGACCTGGCCGCGGCGCTTGGTAGTGTAGTGGGCGGTCATCCGCTCGGTGCTGTGACCCAGCAGTCGGCGGGCCGCGTCCATGCCCTGCTCGTCCATCATGGCCAGTCCCGCCATGGGACGCAGGTCGCGGAGCTGAAAGTCCTGGTGGTCCAGGTCCTCCGCCTCGGCCTTGGCCATGGCTGCGACCCTGGCCTGCTGGAAGCGGTAGCGGAAGGCCCCCTGCGGGTTCAGGGCTGCGCCGTTTTCGTCGACCAGTACCTTGCCCTTCGGACGCAGTCGATCGCCTCTCAGGCGGGCCAGGAGGGCCTCCAGGTCGGGGTCCGCGATCACGGTGCGCCATCCCTTGACCTTGTTCTGCCAGACCTTGACGGTCATCGGGGTAGCGGTCAGGTCGACCTTGTCCCAGGGCAGGCCGAACACTTCCTGCGGCCGCGTGCCCAGCCGGGCGGCCAGCTCGAGGACGTCCTGGACCAGTTGGTCGCCGCACTCCCAGACCAGCCAGTAGTCCTGCGGCCGGACCTCGATGTCGCGCCCCTCCTCCTTGGGCATCTTCACGCCGGCCACCGGGTTCGACAGCCGCGTGATGCCGCGCTCGCGTGCCCAGTTCCAGAGCACCGACAGGAACCGCATCTCCTTCTTGGCGCTGATCTTGGCGCTGCGCTTGTCGATGTAGAGCCTGACGTGCTGCGACTCGATGGCCTCGAAGGGCTTGCCGCCGAACACCGTGAGCATGGTCTTCTGGTACTTCTCCCGGTCCTCGTAGGTGCGAGGCGCCAGAGTGCCGTCCTCGACCGCGGCGCGGGCCCACTTCATGTACTGCCCGATGATCGCGTCGAACGAGCCCGCCTCGGCCGGCACCGGCTTCATCTCGAACTCGGCCCACTTGCGCAGCGCTGCCGATCGGTCGGTGCCCAGGCTGGTCCACACCACCTTGTCGCCCTTGCGCACGACGTGGTAGTAGGCGACCCAGTTCTTGCCGCGCTTCTCGTGGAAGTGAGGGATGCGCTTTCTCACTTGAGTGCGTCGAAGTTGAAGACGAAGTCCTTGGCCTGCTTCTCGTCCGGCACCACGCCCAGTGCGCGCTCGATCGCCTTGCGGTGCACGCGCGGCCAGCCGGATCGGGCAACGAGGTAGGGGATGCCGTTGGACTGCAGCCAGGCCAGCATGGTGGGCCTGGTGCTGGCGTCGCTGATCACCATCAGCTCTTGCTCGGTGAGGATCTCGCTCATGGCCACGACCTCCAGCCGATCATCACTAGCTCATACATTGAGCGAGCGATGAAGCCGATGCCGATCACCGACAGGAACCAGATGCCGGCGATGGCCAGCAGGCTTGCGAGGTTCTTCACTTTCCGTCCCTCTCAAAGATCGCGGTGCGCAAGTACACCGCAAGATCAAGCGCCTCCTCGTATGCGTCGCGCAGCGAATCGCGCCCGTTGTGCGGCTGCAGAGGGGTGCCGTAGCGTTTGATGCCCAGCTCGTGCCGGGCCTGCATGTCTGCCATCACGATCGGCCACACGGCCGGCTTGTCGTTGGCCACGGGCAGGGGCTGATCGCCCTCGCGATGGGGTTTTGTTGCGGGCCTCACAATCGTGTATGGACAAAGGTTTTTAATCGCGCAAGCGCAATCGGGCCAAAAGCACCCGCCTTTTATTTCTTGCGATATTGCCATTGTGATGACTCCTCAGAAGGGAATGAAATCGTAGGACCACTCGTCGCATCCGGCCGACACCACCTCGGGCGGCGGATCGACCTCGAACTTCTTGCAGTGGGGGCGGCCGTAATAGACGTAGTGCTCGCAGCTCTGGCAGTGCACTTTGATCGAGCGCAGCCTGTCGAGCTCGCGCTCGTGCAGCTCGACGCGGATGTTCAGTTCGGTCTTGGTCATGCTGGTTGAGCCTCGTGAGTTGCAATCCACTTGTAACCGACGATGCTCGGGTACTTGCTGCCCCTGGCCACCAAGAGCTGCTCCGGCTTGCGGATGATGTTCTGGTCATAGCGCAGCCACTCGATCGCCTCCTCGGAGCTGGAGGGGATGAAGTCGATCTTGGTCCTCGCTCGCCACCAGGCCTCGGCCTTCTTCCTTGCGTAGCCCTCGTGCGATAGGCACACCCACTCACTGACGGCTCGCAGCATGCCGGCGTAGTAGTCCACCCTCAGGCTTTGAGGGCTGCCAGGCTTGATGTGCAGGGCGTACCGCACGTCAGTCACTGGCACGGTCTCGAACGATTCCTTCTGATCGCTGAGAATGGCTGCGCTCGAGGCGCGATCGCCGTGCTTGATGCGCTCAGGCTCGGGGAACTCAAAGCCGCAGTCGATGCACTCCGGCGAGGCCGCAGGGTTCTGGCTGCCGCACTCAGGGCACAGCTTGCTGGGAGCCTCGCCTTTGCGCTTGGTGCTGGGCATGCGTCCCTTGACCTCGTCGACCGGGCCCATCTCGATCGTGGTGTCGGTGAAGTCCGCCCACAGGCAGTCGATCTTTCCGTCGGCGATCCGCATGCCGCGGCCGGCGATCTGGACGTACAGCACCGGGCTCTTGGTGGCGCGCAGCAGGGCGATGAAGTCCACCTCGGGCACGTCGAAGCCGGTGGTCAGCACGGCCACGTTCACCAGGCAGCGGATCCTGCCCCCACGGAAGGCCGCAATCAGGGCTGCACGCTCTTGTTTCGGGGTCTCCGAGCTCACCACCGCGGCCGTCACTCCGCGACGCTGTAGCGCGTCCCTGACGTGCTCGGCGTGCTCGATCGTCACGGCGAACACCAGCCACCGCTTGCGGTCGCGGGCGAGCTCGACGATCTCCTGGCAGGTGGCCTCGACGAGGTCGGCCCTGTCGGTCACCTTGGCCAGCTCGCTGACGACGTAGTCGTCGCCCGAGGTGCGCACGTCGCGTGCGTCCACCCTGGCCACGGTCGGGGCTGGCACCAGGGGCGACAGAAACTTCAGCTCCAGCAGCTCCTTCATCGTCACGCGGGTGGCGATGTTGGTGAACAGCGCGTCGTCGCCTGCGGTCAGCCACACGCCGTTGCCGCGGAAGGGCGTGCCGGTCCAGCCGATCACGCGGGTGTGCGGGTTGTAGCGGGCCAGGTCGCTGATGAAGGAGCGCCACATGCCGGCCTCCTTCGGGTTGATCAGGTGGCACTCGTCGGCCAGCACGATGTCAATGCGGCCGAGGTTGTGCGCCT